AGATTCCACCTTTTAGGGTGTGAATATCAATTGAATTTGTTGAATATGGAGAATATTCCTTTAGAATTTGAGGTTTTGATTTGTAAAGCTGTTACAAATCACAATTATTCACCAACTCAGTGGTGGGAGCAGTGCGTGGCCGAGGAACGACTCGGTCAAAATTTCCCTACTACTGCTCCCAACTTTGGTCAATCGACAGCAGTATCTGGTGTTCGAGGTACTGATTCCCGCGGGAATCATCCTTCCCGTTATCGGTCATTTAAAAAAAAATGGCGAATTATTGGGAAGTATAAGGTTGTTATACAACCTGGTGATCAACACTTGATCAAATCTAGTATCAATTGGAATCGTACTTTTTCTAGATTGGAATTGTTGGCTACATCCAACGTTGGTACCGCAGGGACCAACGAATATGTTGGTGGAGTTACCGTCATGCCTATGATGATTTTGAATGGAGGCATGGTAGGGTTAGCTGGTCCCGCCGTTGGTGGTGTTATACCAGATGCTATTGAAGTTTTGAATGGACCTACAAAACTTGGTTATATTCAAACTGTCGATTATTCGTTTGCTGCAGTTCCTATGCAACGATTTAGAACTGCACGTACCTTTGAAGGTACTGTTGAACCTACTGGTACTTTAGGGGTTGATTACAACCTAACGATCATTGATGATAATGATCAAAAAGCAGATGTTGAAGATGCTTAAAAAATATATTAATCTTCTTGTTTCAAACAACGAGTTAAAAATTCCCAACGTCCAACTTTGGTCTTGTCCCATAGAACCACTTTAGGGTTTTCCTTGATATACATAACCCTGTTACCAGGGCATGGAGTGTAAGATCTGATCATAACTTTTGACATTTTATGATTTTCGAGCGAAATCGCACTCCTTATATACCTTTTCTAAGCCACGCACGTGCTTGGCTTTTGATTGGATGAGCGGCCCGCTTCCGAACACGTGCCGAACTCGATCACCCGAAGGGGGCCACGTAGTGAGCACGTGTGAGATAAGCGGCGCGATCCGTGGAGTTCGGCGCTGGGCCCGTGCAGGGAGCGAAGCGACAGGGCCCGCCCGAACAGGATCGCTAGCGTTCGACACACGGGGGAACCCGATACGACGCACATTGTTTAGCAACATCGCTTCATTGTATTGGCCTAGCGCAGCGGCCTAACCTAGTTGGACTTTCGAACCTAACCTAGTTAAATGTTCGAATTAGCGTCAGTAAGCACCGCGCGATGTCAATGCGCTAGTATTACTTACTGACGCCAAGTCGCATTTATGTGACTCATATGACTTAGGGTTAGGGCTCCCTGCTATAAATAGTGCCGTCAAATTGTTTAGGGTATGGAATGGTCGGGGTCGAGGGACGATATTGGATGCTCACCATCCCTATGGCGGACTGGCACCCAGCCGAGCTCCCAGAAGATGTTGCGTACCTTAAGGGACAGGGTGAAGAGGGCGCCGGTGGATATCTCCATTGGCAATTGTTGGTGGTGTTCGAAAGGAATGTGCGATTGCGAATGTGCAAGTCCAGATTCTGTGACACCGCACACTGTGAATTGTCAAGATCAGTTGCCGCCGACGCCTATGTCTGGAAAGACGACACCTGTATCGAAGGAACAAGGTTTGAGTTGGGAACGAAGCCCCTCAAACGAAACTCAAAGCAAGATTGGGAGAAAATCTGGGGACTGGCCCGGGATGGTGACTTGCTGGCCATTGAAGCATCCGTTCGTATTCAACATTATCGGACACTCCGTACTATCCGTGCAGATTATTCTGACCCAGTTGCTTTCGAGCGTAAAGTCGTTGTCTACCATGGACCTACAGGGACTGGGAAGTCTAGAAGAGCGTGGGAAGAGGCAAGTTGGAGTGCTTACCCTAAGGATCCTAGATCCAAGTTCTGGGATGGATATCGAGATCAGAAACATGTTGTGTTCGACGAATTTCGTGGAGGTATCGATATCGCCCATTTATTGCGATGGTTCGATAGGTACCCAGTTCTTGTGGAGATCAAGGGAGCTTCCACATGTTTGGTAGCTGAGAAAATATGGATAACTTCTAATTTACATCCTCGTGATTGGTATCCTGATCTTGACTATGTTACGTATCAGGCATTGGAACGTAGGTTAGAAATTATAAATATCGAATAAAAAAACTTACCCAAATTCAATGTCTCTCAGACGATTCCGAGATAGTGGTTATGGAACAATTAAACGAACTGTCCGTAGAGTTGGTCCCTATCTTAAAGAGGCCGCTCGTCGTAGTTGGGGTGCGGCTCGCCGTAACCCTGTTGCTTTTGCTGCTACTCTGGCGAATGCCGGATCGGTAGCCTATCAAGGATACAATAAGGCGAAACAGGAGTATAAGAAAGTGAAGAAGCGCCAAGCTTCGAAGAGGAAGCGGGGACAAACCAAAGTTGGTTTGTCTAGTCATAATGACATGAGTGTTCATTATTTCAAAATTGATTCGAAAAAGAAGGCTAAAAAGACGAAAATGTTTAAGTATTCAGAAACGAAACAAGGGTGTATCAGTGGGATTGCTGGGGACCAGCGAATCCATGATGTTCAAGGATTGTGTTCTCGAACACAATTGACCGGTGCTGTTGTTTCTGATTCTCGAAGCAATGGTTTGACCTGGGCTATTAGTCCATTTGAATTGAATCCGTATTCCGCAACGCGGGATGCGAATTCCTTGTACACTGGTGCTAGTCTCAGTGACAGTGACAGATTCCACCTTTTAGGGTGTGAATATCAATTGAATTTGTTGAATATGGAGAATATTCCTTTAGAATTTGAGGTTTTGATTTGTAAAGCTGTTACAAATCACAATTATTCACCAACTCAGT